GCTACGTACCACATAATATCACCCAACTCAATAATAAGATGTTCTCGATTATCGTCGTTCCAAGGTTTACCTTGGAAGACCATCTTCTTAACGATCTCAAGGAACTCACCACCTTCAGCATTGATACCAACACCAGCAGTAAGCAGTCGTTCAATATTGGCACCCTTACGATCCAACTCAACAAGTCGATCAGAAAGGGCAACGAAATCCGTAGAAGCGTCAGAAGTAACGGCATCTACAAACTCTTCATAACGGGAAAAATTGATAGACATAAATTAGATAACGAATTTAGAGAATTTATCTAGGCGAGATTGTTTAGAAGAAACATCTTCAAACGACTCATAAGTTTCATCACTATCTACAGTAAGAAGATCAGAATCTGTAGAGTCTTCAACATTATACAGCTTCATTTTTGCTCTGTCAATACCCACTGTAAAACGTCTGAAGTAAGTGGGATCATTGTATCGGTTCTTAAGTTGCTTAACCATAATCCTACCAGACTGTTCAAGTTCTTCAGTGGAAATGAGAGCAAACATAAAGTCTGCTGTAGCAGGTAAACCAAAGGATTCAGAAGTGTCGGTGAGATCAACATCACTATTACCAAAACCAGACCTAGTAGTTTGAGTTGCTGATACCACTGGAACGTCGTTCTCAACAGCCAAACCCCTGAGTTCTTCTGCAATTGCTTTAACATACGTATAACTGTTTACGATGTGTCCTTTGTATCTGGATGAAGCACAGATATTTAGATAATCAATGAAGATGATATCTGGTTTGAAATACTTCTTCAACGACAATTCATTTAATAATGCTTTAAAATGTCCAGCATGAGCAGAAGCAGTAGGATACTCTTTAATGATCAAACGACCTTGAGTTTTTCTACCAATATCAACAACCCTAGAAGTAAAGATTTGTTCAGGAATCGATCCAATATCTTTGATATTAACATCTAAAAGATTAGCATCAATACGTTCGGCAATCTTTTCTTCTGCCATCTCCATAGTAATGTATAGAACATTCTTTCCTTGAGATAAACAAGCAGCTGCTACGTGGCACATAAACAAAGACTTACCAACGCCTGTTCCAGCAAGAGCGATATTGAGAGTCTTATTTGGAAGACCACCTTTTGTTACACTATTAAATCGGTCGATATCAAAAGGAATCTTAGATTCATCTTTGTGATAATAATCATAGCGTTCTTCCACATTTTCAATGTAGTCATGTCCTACATGTTCATCGAACGATACTGCCAGGGCCTCCTGTAGGATTGCTGGGATCGCATCCTTTGATACCTTCGATTCACCTCCATCCGCAATCTTGATTGATTCAAGTAGAGCGAGGTAGATTGCTCTGTCTTTACACCATTTCTCCGTGGTGTCAAGTAACCAGTTATACTCGACAGATGTATCTTCGAACGATTTGAGCGTTTGGACAGCAGCCTGATAATGTTCTTCAGTAATGTCTTTCCTGCTTTGAAGATCGATAATGAGGACTTCCGAAGTAGGAACAGTGTCGTAATTGCTGGCAAAGTTCCAGATTTCTTCGTAGATAATTCTTTCATGATACTCATCGAAATAATCGGGTTTGATAAAAGGAACTACTTTACGATAGAAATTTTCGTTAAACAGAAGATTCCTGAGAATCGTGGATTCAATTTTCTCATTCGTCATCTGTGCCATAAAGAAATTCCAATTGTGCTTGTTTGTCTAGTTGCTCCAGAACTTCTGGAGTAAAGTACGTTTCAGGATCTTTGAGGATCTGCTTAGCATAAATCTTCTTCCCATCGATCTCATAGCGACCAGCGACGTTCTTCCACATCCCAGCTCGCTCACCCAATTCTAACAGACCGTAGTACCTTTCCAGACCACGAGCATCAAAGAATAGACGAGTCTCTACTTTAGACCCTTCACGGGTTAGACGGGACTTTTTCGCCTCACATTTAATAATGTTTCCGATTGTTTCTGTTCCATCTTTCTCTTTCTTTTTGCTAAGAAAGATGATAGTGCTGGCGGAATACTTGAGGCCGACTCCACCGCCCATTTCTTTAGTTGGTACGTAAGATCCGATAACATCGTAAGTATGATTGGTAACGAGCATTGGGATATTCGCTTTACCAAGTTTAAGTGTAAGAACTCGGAAAGCACCTTTGATAAGCTGAGATTTCGTCATATCACGAACCTGCTTGTCATTGGCAACATCTTCCATTTCCTTGGAGGTGCTTAGCATCCCAAGAGAGTCTAGCACAAACATCAGTGGTTGACGTTCATCTTTAGGTTGTTCTAAGTATTTATCGACAATACGTACTGCCTGAGTTCGAAACTCTTCAATCGTATCGATGGGCATGATGATAAGACGTTTGGAATCTATACCACGACTCTCAATCATCTCCCTAGAAATAGCAGACTCAGTTTCAAAATAAATGACTCCAGCATTGGGATCACTATCAAGGAAAGAACGAACGACAGACAAACAAAAGAAAGTCTTTCCTGTTCCGCTCTCTCCTGCCAGAGCCGTAATCTTGTTTGAAGGGAACCCGCCAAAAATGCTTCCACTAACAAGGGCGTTAACCATATAACTGCCAGTGTCAATGAAAGATTCAATATCACCAGCAGCAATCCCGTCACTAGCAAAACTAGCATATTCATTTTTGCTGTCTTTAATTACAGTATCTAGGAAGCTCATATTAGAAAAAAGATAAAAGGGATACAGATTTTTCGTATTTCCATCCAATACATTCTAACACATTTTTAAGTGGTTCAAAGAAAGACTTTTCAAACTGCAAGGAATGGTCAACATATTTTTCAAGATTGAATTCTTGTGGCAGATCTTGAAAGAAGGAAATTACATTCTCTCCGATTGGGTTGGGAGTTTTGAGGTAGAGAAATTTGATTTTCTCTCCTTCTTGGATAACAGGGTACTTATGAGTAAGTTTATTACTTCGAACAAGGTGATTATACAGTAATGCACCTCGGACATGAATAGGGCAACCCTTCTTATAAAGATCTTGATGAGAAGAATACTTTTTGATTCCATTAACACCTCTCGGGAAAGCAATATTTAAAGCGGTTTCTTTCTTAGTATCATTCTTAACGTTATCGATAAAATCGATTACATCATCGTTAGATCCATTAATGATAATCTGATATGCTTTCTTAAGTTTATCCCTAAAGAAAGCAGGAGTGGAAGATCTGGCAGTTTCCATACCACAAATTTTCATCTTTGGTTCAGAATATCTAACACCTTCACTATCCCACACATTAAGAATGTATCGTTTTTTGGCAGTCCAAATAGCACGGTCAGCGATATTCTCTCGCTTCATTTTCATCTTCTGCTCATATGCCGAAACATAATCGGCTAGTTCTTGATAGGATTGCTCGATGAATGGTTCCAATTTATCTTGACAAATCTTATCAAGTATATTAACGATCGCTTCTTTATCACTGGACTTGGCACCAAAGAATTTAGCAACAAGAGGTCCGAGATTAAGATAGATTGAATCGGTGTCACTAGCAATGACATAATCCACATCATCAGTTGACAACAGTTTATTTAAATAACTATTCATCTTATTCTCAATCCATCGGATAGAAAGCTGCCCAGACATAGTGATTGCCTCAGCGATCTCTAATCGATAATAACGAAAATGTTCGTTACCAATAGCACCATAGGCAGAGTTGAGTTGGATCTTACGTGCCATCTGAATGTTGTTACACCGAGATATCTCGTTTTTCAATTCAACGGAAGGATTCTTTTCATACTTCTGCTTAGCGGCAAGCATTCTTTTTTTGTAGATAGTACGTTCCTGATAGATTTTATCCATCAGTTCTGGCAAAAATCCCCGAGTGTTTGTGTCATAAAATGTTCCATTGGCACAAAGAGTTCTACCAGAAAGATCAAACAATTCAATCTCTTTATTCAAAAGACGATCTACAGTAGCAGTTGGATGTCTCTGTTCTTTCAATGTTTCTGGAGAAAGATTATACTGCATGATCAGGTGAGGATACAGAGAGTTAAGGTCAAATGAAACTACCCAGTCATAGATTCCTGGAATAGGTTCTTTAACATAAGCACCAGCATACTTATTATCTTTTCTACTCTCATGCTTAGGAGGAATAACAATTCCTTTCTTAGAAAGATAAACATAAATGATGTTATCCCACATCCTAACTTGAGAATAAACATCCTCAAAGTTTACCTTAGCATCATATGCCATCGTAATAGCAAGCTCAATGAGCTTCATTTTATCATCAAGCTTATCAACTAGTCGAACGTCGATGATGTTGTACTCAACAAACTTCTGCCAGTCTTTAGTATAGAACTCTTTGAAAGTATCAAACTCGCTGTGATCAAGTTTGTTGGCACCAAGTTCAACACTACAGATGTGATCAAGTCGATAAGATTCTTGATTAGTATAGGTAAACTTTTTATAGAGTTCAAGATAATCAAGACATGAAATACCACTAATATCGTAGGCAATTTGCTTACGACCCTTAATATAAATCTCACGATATAAAATACTATTCCACGGAGAAATCATTTTAGATTCCTTTTCGCCAAGCATCCTATCAATACGCTTGATAATATAAGGGATATCAAATAGCTGAACGTTCCAACCAGTAATAACATCTGGAACATTAGAAATCCAATAATCTAGGAATCCCTTGAGCAATCCAATTTCAGTGTTGAAATGTAAGTAGTGGACATCAGATTGAGTATTCTCAAATGGACGAGAACCAAATACAGTAATTCTCCCAGAGTAAGAATCTTTAATGCTGATCAACAAAATTTCCTGATCGGCAGATTCAATATCTGGGAAACCATTTTCGGCAGCAGTTTCAATGTCAATCGTAAAGATACGAATATGTGACATATCAAACTTCATATCATCCCAAGGATACTCTTCAAGAATATATTGGTTGTTGTACCTAGTCTGTCCATAAACAGGAAAGTCTGCCAGGTCCTTATGGGTTTCAATAAATTCTTTTGCGTCTTTAATTGTTCCTTGTTTCACAGGGCGCACATTTCTACCGTCCAATGTTTTCCATTCAGACGGTGCTGTTGTAGGTAGAAATAGAGTTGGATTAAATTTAACTCGATCACTAAATTGCTTGCCGTGGTTATATCCACGGACAAGCACAGTGTTTCCAGATTGTTGTACGCTGGTGTAAAACTTCATCAGGTTTCTTTACTCTTCAAATCATAATAAAGTGCTGCTGTAGCAGAGTCAGGATCGGCAATTACTGTAATGTCAGAAGACCTGACAACTAGTTCCCGATCAACGCCAAATGGTGGGAAGTGTTTGACGCCATCAGCTGTTACCTCATAGGGGTATTTTAGCACACAATCTGGATCTCCAAACTCGACTCCAGAAATTTCTTCAACTTCGGTCACCAACCAATGACCGTCAAACTTTAATAGTTTGATCATACTACTTCTGGAGTTATGGCAGGTTCTGTTTCTTCAGAAGCAGACTCACCATTCACTGCTCTATTAATTTCTTCTTGCTGTAACCTAAAATTACTTTCTTGCTGAGCATCTACCTTTGCTTGATACACCTGAGACAGACCAGGATCTGGAACCCCGATAGTAAGAATTCCATCATAAGGAATACGATATTGAGTGTCTACGGCATAAGGACACCATTTAGTGTACTTAACTTGTAGATCTAGTTCTGGGTTATCTTGACTTTCAGCTTTAACCAATTCTAATTCATAAGGATAATTCATCAACAAACAAATTCCTTTACGCTCATCACCTTCTCCTTCAAATACTTCTTGTAGAATAGTGATAAGTTTTTCACCAGTTTTCAAGACAACAATTGAAGGCGATAGTGTAGATCCACCTTGCTGTTCATCAGACATTTTTATTTCTCCTGTTTTGTAAATACTGTTCAAATTCTCTTGGATCCAATACTGGATATTTTGGTTGAACTATGTTCAGATACGAGTCTAGCACATAATCCAATGGTTCGGCAACCGAAATAATTTTATCAAAACTAACTTTATATTCAACAGAAGAAGAAAAGGGACTCCAAGGTAAATAATTTATCTTAGCGTCTTCAGCAGTTTCCCCAGGAATCAAAGTTAATAACATCGGGACAGTAAACATGTAGCAGAACGGATCGCCATCTCTGTCTTTAACTTCCGTCAATTTAGTAATTACTTGTTCGCCAGATGAAAGATGTACTACACGAATCATAGATAATTTTATCTCCATCAATATTATACCAAAAAAACACAGGACCGTGGAAGGTCCTGTGCCACTATTTAGATTGTCTCACTCGGTAAGCAATTGCTGCTTACCTGCTCCAATAGTATAAGTAGTTTTCTTTTGGTGGTCGGGAATAATTTTCTCTAATGAAATTGTTAGCAGACCATCTGCAAAATCTACAGAGGATACTCTAACGTCGTCCGAGAGTTGCCAGGAATGATTGAATGAACGTTTGGAGAGACCTTTATGTAGGTATGTTCTTTCAGTATCTCTTTTCTCAACGTTAGAGGCAACTCGGAGAATGTTCTGTTCAGTAGATACTTCGATCTCCTCTGCCTTAAATCCTGCCAAAGCAATTTCGATTTCGTAATTAGATCCATCGTGTTTAATTAAATTGTAGGGGGGATAACTGGTATTGTGTCCAGACATTGCCTCTAGACGATTAAAAACGTCGTCTAGACCTACAGAAAAGGGGGTGTAAATATCCCAGGTGTATTTAGTCATGGTGTTCTCCTTGAATAAGCGAGATGTTAACGGACCCTGACGGCATCCACTACTAATTATAACAGCGCATAAAAAAAGTGGGGGTGTTGTATTCCCCACTTTTTGTTCGGATTATACTTCAGTTGCCGATCTTTTCTTACCAATATTGTATTTACTTTCCAAAGTCCATTCATCCTTTTCTTTAAAGGCAAGAACCTTAATTTGATTGAGAGGAGCTACGTCAGCAATTTTCTCAGCAGATGGTTGAGAAATGCTCACAAGACCCCAATCAACTAATAGTTGAATGATTCTGTTTCTACGCTGAACATCATTCAAAGAAAGATTAGTATTCTTTCCATCAAGAGCAAACAGCTCTTTGAAGTGAACGATATAATACTTACCTTGCTTATGAAGGATGTGGCAAGATTGGTAAATTTTTCTTTCCTTTCGAGAGGCAACTCCAATTCTAGTAAGAGTTTCTCTCACCTTTAAAAAATCATCTGGTTGCCCCAGAACAACTTCTACCATGTCGGCAGGTTTCCAAGTTACTTCAATTTCTTCAGTCATCGTGTTCCACCTTTGTTCAATGCTTTCCGTATTTCATCTAATTCATGTTTTGTTAGAATACGTAGTGCTTGTAGTGCTTTATCTTGACTATAACCAAAATACTGCTTGACAAGTTCTAGTTCTTCTAGGGTTTGTTTTTTAACCCAAGGAGTAAATCTCTTCCTAGGTTTCAAAGTATTTATAAGAAAATCGTATTGAAGTTTTTTTGGAAGGTGAGAATTCTTATTCATCTCATTTGCAAATAGAATAGAATCTGTAAATGATCCCAGGCATTTGTTAATAATAAAAGAAGGATAAGATTTTTCAGAATCAGGTTCAACGTCCATCACATTCTTTTTGGACTGGTTGATGCTGTACAGGTAGTCTTTCAATTCCATCATTCCAATGTCTCACAGCGTTAGCAATAATAGCAATATTAGTAATTAAGTACGTAAAAAAAATAAAAGTACGGACAAGAGCTATCCTGTCCGCTTCTTTATCACAATTTGATGCTTTTTCTCCCAGAGCTTTACACCACAATTTCCACATATCAAATCCATTCTGGTTTTCTATTTGGCATTCTAATATAATTTTTAGATACCCATGGTTTACTAGCAATATACATTTTATAAGCATCGAAGGTAGAAATGCTTTTATCAAATTTATACTCGTCTGGCATTGCCCTGGCAAAAGGCGTTACCTTATCAAGTTTACCTTTAGGAAAAAGATAGTATGCTTGGATTAAAGTATTCTCACAAGCATGAATTTTATTGTATCTTAACTGATATTCGTCACACAAATTTAATCCCCACTTGATAAGCCAGTAGGCGTTATCCACGGTGTCTGCCGCCCACTTCGTACAAGGGTGGTTGCGAAAGGCACCTTTCTCTGTCTTGTAGGGCGACCCGTCTCCCTTTCCCAAAGTTCCGTAAGAATGATACCAAGGAGAAGCAACAATAGATAGCATTTGGCAACATTCCAAAGGCATCTTAACGATATGTTTGTCAGGAAGACAGATAGCACTTTCGGCAGGAAACGGGTGTGTTACAAAAATATTCATTAGAATTTAGCAGTTACACTTACTACTTTTGCTTTAGGATTACGTGCTAAAGCAGTCTCACGGGCATCTTCATAGTTACGTGCTTCAACAATTTCAGCAAAAACCTTGCCTGCCACATAGAGTTTGACTTCACATTTCATTTGCCAGTACCGTTGCGTAGTTGGTTAGCACGAGTTCTTTACGACCCGCTTGATCTGTATTATAGGACCCCACAGACCTCATGGTGTAAGTGTGTGCAAATTCTTCAACTGTCCACCCCTGGAATCGCTCTGTCACTAGGTTAGAACTGTTGTATGAAACCAGTTGAGGACAAAGAAAACGATCACACTCAGAAGCAAACTTATCGTGATCAAATCCTTTGTGCATTGATCCTTTGTTCCCATAGAGATTATCCTTAATATCATAAGGAGGATCGAGATATACAAATACAGACTTGTCATCAGTCAACAGACTATCATAACCATAGTTAGTAATCTTCCAATCTTTGATCATCTCACCAAATTCAGGAAGTTTTTCAATATTGTTCATGGAGAAGTTACTAAGACTTGCCTGAGGAGAAAAGGAAGAACTCTCAGTCAAACCAGAGAAGCTACACTTGTTGATGATATAGAAAGCAACAGCACGATAGAAATCTTCTGCCTCTTCATGATTGAGTTGAATCTTCATTTCAGTGAAAAGTTGTCTAGCAGCTTCTGGACTACCATATTCTTCTTTATATTCTTTGATAGACTCATACAATTCTTGTGGTTGATCACGAAGAACACACCAGAAATTATAGAGAGGATTGTAAAGATCGTTTACCCAAATTTGAATATTTGGATATCGCTTAGTTACTTCAATTGCCATAGAACCACCTCCCAAGAATGGTTCACGAAATTCTGTATAAGCAGAAAGATCTGGAATATATTGGAAGAGTTTAGATACTGCTCTACTTTTCCCCCCAGGATATCTTAGGGGTGTCTTTAGTGATTTCAAAGTCTGGGTCATGATATTTAAGGTATTCGAGGAAGGTCATTTTCATTTCTTTCTTCGTCATGCCACAGTGAGCAGCGGCAGCAGGAAGATTCATAGTGGCACGAAACAAAGCTTCGTTTGCTTCTGCTACGTTTTGGGGAGTTGTCTTTACTGTCATTCTCCACACCTCATTTTAGCATACTCAAAGATTTTTTTGGGGATGTTTATATCTAAAGCTTCTTCAAAACCACGAAATCCTGGAGAAGAGTTTGCTTCACAAATCCTATATCCGTCTTCATGAAACAAAAGATCAACTCCAGCAATATCAAGATCCAGCACCTTTGCTGTTTGAATTGCCAGCATTTCCATCTTTTCGTCAACGGTGTAAGCTAATCCTTTACCACCCCTGGAGATGTTTGCCTTAAAGGATCCATCGGTACTCTGGCGAAGCATAGCACCAACAACACGCCCACCAATAACGATAACACGAAGATCACGTCCCTCCGAATACTGTACATACTCCTGAACAATCATACTGTTCTTGAAGTCTAGCGAGGAAATCAATTCCGACAAGTCTTCAAACTCTTTGGGAGTGTGGCAAAGATAGACACCAGCACCATGAGATCCTGTCACAACTTTCAACACACAAGGGAAACCTACTTGTTTCTCAACTAAATCACTTTTAACTGGAAACCGAGTAAGAAGTGTTTTTGGAATAGGAAGTCCTGCCTGTGCCAAAATTTGATTGGCATACATCTTATCTTTAGATGCAATAATCGAATCAGAATTGGGAATAGTAGGAACATTCAGTCTTTCGAACTGCCTCAAGACTGAGAGGTTAAAATGACCAGTAGCAGACCCAGTACGAGCAAGTAGAACGTCAGGTAAACTAACCACGTCATTTTTATATCGGATCGATTTTCTGTCATCACGAGAAACAATCAGGTCAATTTCATCAGCATGGACAAGTGAAAAATCAATTCCATACACATCCGCTTCTTCAAAAAATCTATCTCTTTCATAAGTTTCTTTTGTAAGACGATTACCAAGCATCCAAAGTTTCATTCAAACCTCACCAACAAGTTCAATATCTTCAACACAATCTACTGTTACTTCATGATCTCCGAAACGATACCAGTGATTCATTTCACCAAGAATATCTGGTTTATATCCAAGATATTCAACATCATCGCTTTCGTTTTCTCTCAACCACGCTTGAAGACGGTGGTGCATTAGTTCTGTTTTACTAATCATTTGAATTCACAACTCATCATAATTTCTGTAAGACATGCTAAAAGATTAATCTCTTGATCTGGTACATGCTCAACATCACGGAGATACTTGGCAATAATCAAAACTGCTTCTGGAATAGAAGGTCCTTTAAGGTTTTCATAACAGGCATCGTAGATCTTTCGAAATACAATTGAAGGTTCATTGTTGATATTGTCAACAACCCATTTACGAACAACCATAAACTCTTTGTTCTTCAAACTGACCAAAAGAGAATCTAGATTGACATCAGCTACATCTGTGAGAATAGCAGTACTGATACTTCCAGAAGCGGCAAAGCGTTGACACTCATTAATCAAACGTCTCCAGTCTGGATAATATCGTTTGACTAATTTTGCCAGAACTTTATCTTCGTAACCAATCTGATTCTCGTTTAAAATTTGCTTAAGTCGATTGAAGAACTGACCCTGCAATTGAGTAGATTGATCATTATCAATTTTAAAATCGATAACTGTACACCTAGAATGAAGCGGATCAATAATCCTGTTAGGAAAATTACATGTGAAGATGAAACGACAATTACTATGGAACTCTTCTACAGCGGTCCTGAGAGACAGTTGAACATCGTTGGTGGTATTGTCCGCCTCATCGATGATAACGACCTTGTGGGCGGCTCCAGAGGTCAGTGAGACCGTTGTAGCGAACTGCCTGACCTTATTTCTTACAGTGTCGAGAAACCGTCCCTCATCCGAACCGTTAATGACAATGTAGGACGCCCCGATCTCATCACATATCGCTTTGGCAACTGTGGTCTTTCCCACACCAGCAGAACCACACAAGAGAAGATTAGGGATCTCTTTCTGAGCAAGGAAGCCTTCGAAGGATTTTTTAATATTCACTGGAAGAATACAATCCTCGATAGTATGAGGACGATATTCTTCTACCCACAAAAATTTCTTATTCATCAAGGTTCAAGAGCAATATAATACGTTAGAGGAAGACTAACATGTTTCCACTGAGAGATCAATTGAGAAGAAATACTAACTTCATACAGAGGGGTCTCTTTTTTATTGTTTTTAAGATCATAATACAAACGAAGACTTTCTACTTTGACATAGAAGTTTTCAAAATCTCCAGTTGATTTACCATCAATCACTTCCTCATAAGAATTAGTAGTATCGTTCTCTTTGTCACACAAAGAAAGAGTAATACTATTTCCAGCAGAAGAGATCTTCAAATCTGGAAGTTGATACACACCAGAAGCATCAAGAAGTGCTTTAAAAGATCCATGAGTAATTACAAATGTAATGTCAGATCCAGGAAATTTAACGTCACGATCTGGAGCTGATTTGATTGTAATATCTGGGTCCGAAAAGAAATACTTACACTTCCTACCATTACCAGAGATAGTTACATAATCATTATTATCAAATACAAGACTAGGACTATCACCAAAAAGAGAAAGTCCACTAAGAAATTGGGGCAAATCATAAATGCCAAATGTTTGTGGGAACATTTCTCCACACTCATATTGAGCAATCATATTTTCACCGACACTGATTGTCTTTAGTTGATTACCTTCTCTAACAAGGATTGAACTATTAATCCCAGAAAAATTTTTGAGAATCAGCTGGGTATCAGTTGCTAGTGTCAGTTGGGTCATCGATTGTATTCCTCAGTGTTTTTAGATTTGTCGGAGAAGTAAAGCAGTAGCACACAATAGTGAATTGCTTTCATAATATCACTACGAGCTGTGCCCTTTTTGTCATAACGTGACAGATACTTTATGGCATTAGACCGTGTAAATGGTTCCCCGTCGCCAACAGATTCAATAAGATCTAAAGTTTGAATCTTGTTGTCACCAGCAGAATAGTGCTGATTATAGGTGGAACCAATGTAATCACGAACCTCATTCAAAAGGTTTTCTTCGTTGTACTTCCAATTCATTATGTTATTCGGCAAAGATGGTTTCCAATTGATCATGATAGCACTCAAACACTTCTCCGTCAATAGCTTGAACATAAAGTTTGAGACCTTCACCACCAACAATTTTAACAGACCGCCCATCTTTAAGATGGGCAATGCTTCCAACGTATCCGTGGAATTCTTCAGAAAGGTGCTTCATTTTGAATCTGATTATCAGAATCTACAGTGGCATCAATTTTACCATAAAGATCGATAAAAACTTGCTTGGTTTCTTCATCAAAACGGTTGACACAAACCTCAATAGCTTTGTCACGTTTTCCAAAGATCTTATAGGCACGAATGATGTGAACGAGGCGACGAGTGGAGATCACTTCATCAATACCACCATCCTTAAAAGTTTTACGAATGATGTCTGCCCAGTTAGAAAGATTAGCACAGAACTCACGATCACTAAGATCGAGATCAAGCGAAATACCCTCAAGGATTTTCTGCTCGGTCTTAGCAGTAGGATAGTCTTGCTCAAAGGTGAGAGCAAATCGCTCAAGGAATGCCTCATTCAACACGTTAGTGCCAATGAAACGACCATCATCACTACCTTTACCTTTGGTGTTAGCAGTAGCAATCACATTGAAACCAGCAGCAGGTTTCACATAACGACCAGTCTTCTTAAGGAACACACCTTTACCCTCAAGAATAGACTGAAGACACATGATCTTGTTAGAGGCAAGATCAATCTCATCCAACAACAGAATGGCACCACGTTCCAGTGCTTCAATTACAGGACCATTATGCCAAACTGTGTTGCCATCAACGAGACGGAAACCACCGATAAGATCGTCTTCATCTGTTTCAATCGTGATGTTTACTCGAATAAGCTCTCGATTTAGTTGAGCACATGCTTGTTCAACACTAAAGGTTTTGCCGTTACCAGACATACCAGTAACAAAAACAGGATAGAAAATACCAGATTGGATAATCTTTTTCACGTCAGAAAAATTACCGAACGGGACAAAAGTAGCATCCTTGACAGGAACGAGGTTTTGTTCTTCCCGATCGGTAACAGGAATGGCTGGTGCTGCGGCGGGTGCCTGATAAGTTTGCTCAAGCTTCTCCTGAACAGTCAAGTTCCAGGTGCCACGACGAACATAGAAATCACGAAGACGCTTGGTTCCCGTAGCATAAGTAACTCCAAAAATACCACAAGCATCTTGAACCATGGCAGCATTAATATCGTTGCCAAAGTTACGAGAAAGATAGTCTACAAGTTGTTCGGTGGTAACGTCAGACTTGCGGGGCATGGTGTTCATTTCGTTGATGTAATCAGTATAGAGCAGGTCCCACTCCGTTTTGGAGTGGGGTGGACAGTTTGAAAATTGGTCAGGAAACCAATGAAGCGAAGGAAGTCAAGATTTTTTTATTGACTGTTTTATTCTTAAGCATTTCACGAAATGCTTTCTTAATCTCGGTAGGTTTGGCACCAGATTCTACATTAAATTCTGTATCAGATGACAAAGATGATTGAGAGATAACATAAAGAGAATCGTATCCAACATTCTCATTAAATTCCCAAGACTTTTGCTTCCTCCATTTTTTCATAACAGAATCAAAATCATAGCTCTCTTGAGTATTTCTGAGAAGGTATCCAAAGTCATTGCCACTAGCAATTCGGAATCCAACAAAATTCACATTAGGGTAATTGTCTTTCAAGTTTTCCACAAGAATAGTCGTAATGCCATCTTTCATACGCCCGTCACAACGACGATAGACCTTTCCAATCTTACGATCACGTAGACAACAATTGCCGTGTACAGCATTTTGTCCCATATAGTCCACCCCACGAACGATGTTCATATCAACATCATGGGTGATTCCATTAGATTCCCCATCAGTAAGAATACAAACACTAAGTTTCTGAAGTTTATTCTTTTTCAAGAATTCTGGGATAATTGTTTTGAGAGTAATCAAACTTTCATTGAGAGGAGTACCAGAAAGATCACAACCAGCAGGACAATGGTAGTATCCATTCTGCGTCTTTGAATCCATATGGCAAGCAGTTCTCCAAAGTGTTTTTACAGATTCTTCAAACGTTTTACTGTTAGAACGAGAGGTAAGAAAATTAAGAAGATGAAACCGTTTGTGAATCGAGAGCATCCCGTGGCTACGAACATAGCTTTCTCCGCTGTAATCAAAATCAGGATCAGCAAATCGATTAGACCATTCGTATGTGAAAGCATACACCTCAAAAGGAATCTGAACTTTTTTACAGAACCAACAAAGGTTCAAAAGTTGCTTCACTGTATCGAGAAGGACACTACTCATTGAACCAGACCAATCAAGAACAAAGATCATTCCATGATTTTTACCATCAGGGAGAATAGTAATTTTCTTGAACAGATCTTCATTATATTTGTAGGTATGAAGTTTTGTGGTATCAAGTACACCAGTTCTAGATTGCCCAGATCGAGCATAAGCATCAGCCGATTTACGACACTCAAATTCTTTGACAAGATAATTTACTTCTTTCTGTGATTGTTTTTTGAAATCATTAAAAGCAGCATCGACTGTTTCATAAACATCACCCCAATGCTTGCCATGATTTTCCTGTACAGTTTTGTAGTGGTTTGCCATATATGGCATAATGATATCATGATCTACAACTACTCGATCCAGATTAACAACAGGAGTTTCCACATAAACAGGTTCTTGTGACCAGTTATCATGCTTATTCAATTCTTCTGTAGCATCATCAAAAGAACGTTGCGTCTTAGAAACTTTATCAGAATAGTCTCCACCTTGACGACCAGCATCATTGATGTCAGGTGCTCCCTGTTCAGACTCACCATTCTTAGATTCTGCACTTTTAGAATCTTGATCATTTTGATCATCAGAATCTTCTCCATCAGAAGATTGCTGAGAGCTTACTTGTTCCTGTTGATTGCCTCCACCAGATTTTTCTTCTGGAGATGATGGCAACTCAATAGATTCTGTCTGTTCTTTGTTTTCTTCCAAAAAACGAACAAGGTCTTTACAGATATTAATGACATCCTCAAAAGTTTCTGCTGCTTCTACAGCAGTAATAAACTTTCGTTCTTTATTTTCAAATGGAATTCTGGCATAAGCACCAATCTTGAAATGAAGATTAATACGATCGATCAGATTATATCGGGTAAGATCATCTTCAGCAATACTAAAAAAATCTTGATCGTTCAGTTCTTGATAACCTTTGTAAAAATCCCGAGCAAGACCAGGATACTTACGCTTCATTAGTTTCTCAATACGAGCATCTTCCACAACGTTAAGAAAGTCCTTGGGAATTTCTTCGTCCATCCAGTCATCAGCTGGAGTATAGAGAGCATGACCAACTTCATGCCCCACAAGAAGATCGTACACAGTATTACTTGCTTTCTCCCACAAAGGAAGCGTCAGTACACGACGAACAACATCAAAAGAAGCTGTATTCACCTTACGGTGCTCAACAACAAGGTTCTCAGTAGCAAGCAGGCGGGCAAGGTTGCCCTTGATCTCTTGGTTGAACATAGGTTTCTCGGTTGATGCTCATACTATAAGACCCCCTGGGGTCACCAGAGGGTCGGAGTAGACGGTTTTTCAACTGGGCACGTCTTTTACGTGCCTGCCTTAACGCCTGTGGTTTTAGGTGACGCTTTTGGTCTTTCTTTGAGTGGTGTTGCCAGTTTGGGACTTTCATTGGTAAGACCTAGTAGAGCAAGTAGTTCGGGAGTTTCTTCCCACTCCCACAGTGTACCATCCTTTTGAGTGTATGTCCTGTTTGCCATGGTTCCTCCAATTATTTATTAAGCAGTCTCCATTTGAGACTCAGTAAACACGCTATAATTTTTCACCTTTTCAAATTTGATAGTACGATCAAACTTACCATCAAGATTATCTTTGTGACTGATGACAAATACGTTGGTATTATCATCAAAATTACGTAAGATCCATCCTAACTCACTAGTGCCTCCTGTGTCAAGAGAACCATCAAAGATTTCATCTAAAATAAGGAGGTTAGTATCCACGCTATTCTTGAGCTTAGCAATAGCGCGCCAAGTAAGCAAGAGAGCGATATCAATACGAGCTTTCTCTCCTTCACTGAAGGATTCGTAGGAAAAGATGTCACGATATCTAGATTTGATTGTTTCTTCAAAGTTTTCATCAAGAGCAAAGTTAACATAGAAATCCATTCTGGTTAAATACTCATTGATCATCCTGTTCATCGTAGGAAGATATGTTTTAATAATCCTGGTTTTAATACCAGAATCTTTCAAAAGATGTGATGCTGTGATAAGCAGATCTTTATCTTTTTTGAGATGAGTAATATCGTTGTTAATGGATTTTTTATCGCCCACCATTTGCTCAAGTTTAGCAAACGCTTCTTTCTTATCACCGCCACCAGTCTCCAGAGATTTGATTTCTTCTTCGATATCTCGAATAGATTTTCTCAAAGAATCAATCTTAAAATTAGTTTGGGTGATCTGATTATTTAAAGTAGTGACCCTAGAAGAAAGTTCGTTCCAAGCATTGAAACGTTTTTCTTCTTCACCGATTGCAGAAAGAATATCATTATACCCAAGAGTCATCTCTTCCAATTTGTTTTTACCAGACATTAATTTGTCTGTTCTAAATTCATCAGAAAGATTTTGAGTACATGTGGGACATACAGTATTGCCTTCAAAAAACTCATGTTCTTTCTGGCACGACTGTAACTTCGAACTTAACTTAATTAGATAAGTATTCAGTTTCTTAAGTTTATCTGAAGATTGTTGATAGTCGGCAATCTCTTCATTAATCTTATCAATTGCCATCTGATCTTCCACAATATTATTGTGATGATCTCTAATCTCAGAAAGAAACTCTTCTGTCTTTTCCTGCTTCTTTTGTATATTAACTTTGTTTTTTGCATCTAGATCTTCTAGATGATTTTTTTGTAATTCAATTTTATCTTTTAAAAGATCAAATTGATATTCAAGCTCACGAAGTTCTTCTCCATTTTCACGGACCTTATCCTTGAGAAGAGTATTCATCACAGAAAATATTTGGATATCCAAAATATCTTCGATAATCTCCCGACGTTGAGCTAACGGCAGTCTCATGAAAGGAACAAAAGTAGATGATCCCAGAACTACAATCTGTGTGAAAGACTTATAGTTCATCTTGAGAACATTTTGCTCAAAGTTCTTCTGCTGATCTACTACTGTAGACTCTTGATTCCACAGTTGACCGTTACAGTAAATTTCAAACTTATTTGGTTTGATGCCACGAATTACTTGATAATCAGATTTACCAATAGAAAATTCAATCTCAGTAATACAATCTTTTTCATTGACACTATTAACAAGCATAGGCTTATTAATTTTACGAAATGGTTTCCCAAACAAAGAAAAGGTAAGGGCATCTAAAATAGTGCTCTTACCTGCTCCGTTTGTACCAACAATCAAATTGGTTTTGTGAGATGTCAAATCAACTTCGGTAAAAGTATTTCCAGTCGAAAGGAAATTCTTCCATCGAATTTTTTTAAATGTAATCATGCCAAATCTTTCGGTGGTATCAAAAAATCGTCTTTGGTTATTATAGCATACTTATGATAACGCTCTTCACATGCCCCCACAATCATTTCCCTATCAATCTCAACAATTTGTAATGGAGGATTTCGTACATCATCTGACATCATACCATAATATCTGTCAGCATCATCCTCACACTCAAAAATAGGAATAACCTGTTCTCCATCATCTGTAAGAATAGAAAACACTCCATCTGGTCTATTTTTGAGTGTGAGGATAAACATCATGCTACTTCACAGCTTTCAATATATAGGGTTCTCATCAACTTCTTAAGTTCGGTTTTGTCTACTTGGATATCCATCTCCTCAACATACTCATTAAGAAGTGTCATTGTATCCTTAACTTCAAGATCTAGATCTTCCTGACCTTCTAAGTCAACTAGAGTTTCCACAATTTTTACATCATGAGCACCAATGTTGTAAAGATCATCAAGTAATTTTTCAAACTGTTGATAGTCTCTTTTCTCTTCAACAACGACTTTAACGAAGCTGTTAGAGAAAGATTCGTCAATAATATGCTCAGAATTTAGAACATCATTATAGTAAACTTTTTGAAATATTTCAAAAGGATTTTTTACTCTCTTCAATTTGTTAGTTGGTGGATCATACAAATGAAATCCTCTTTCATCTTTGTAATCATTCCAATACATTTGATATGGATTACCAAGATAGGTAACATTACCCCTTTTTGATTTGTGATGATAGTGTCCAGAAAATACTTGTTTAAATTTAGAAAATAGTTTGGGATCCATCCCATGTTCCATTTTCAATCCTGGAGTTACTTCAAACCCATCGAGTTCGAGATGTCCCATGACGATTTCGGCATTCGTGCTCTCAAGATGTTCAAAGGTTTCTTCTTGATTTTCTTTGTTGATCCAGGGGATGAAACAAATTGGAGTATCCTCAATGTAAGTTGTAGTGACATTAGAATAGACATGAATATTTTCATAGTCAGAAAGAAGAAGTTCTGGTGAATTAACACGATTTGTATTCTTATAGTACACACAATGATTACCAAGAATCATGTGTACAGTGATACCCATATCATGGAGACGATCAAAATAATCCCGACGAATCCTACCCCACACATTAAAATCAATGCTTTTGCGGTTGTCAAACGTATCGCCAAGATCAATGATTGTCTTGATCCCCTGTCTTTCCAGCGTTGGAAAAAAGATTTCATCATAAAACTTTTTAAAATATTCCCAGAATGCTAGGTTTCCCTTTCTACCATCTAGGTGTTGATCAGTAATTAAAGCTACGGTCACAGTTTCCCTCCAACAGTTCCATCATATGTACGTACATCGGATTCCCATCCTTCCTGTTTACCTTTAAGGTAGAAGCGTGTACCACTGATACAAGATTCCTTGGTGAGGGCGGTAACAAGTCCCTTGCCTTCTTTATCGAAGCTAGTCCAAGTTCCCCATCGTTGATGATACACTCGGAAACAATCATCAATCCAAAAGTCTTCTTCATTACTCATCGGTTCATTCTGATTTCAATATTTTCTTTAATGCTACCCATATCAGAATAGCTTGAGTTCATGTCATTGCCATAGTTGTCAGTGTGCATAACGTGGTCGAAACCAGATCTTTCTAGGATTTTGTTTTTAATGTCTGATTGACGTTTTTCTTTTTGAATCCTACGAAGGAAAGCGTAGTAAATAATTTGTGTGAAGTAAGCAAAGGGATTCTTTGATTTTTCTGGATCAAAGTTATTAATGTATTGTACACAATTTTCTACTCCGTCCGAAATCATATCTTCTCTAAAAGTATAATTGACGAAGTTTGGTTTGTATGACAAATGATTAGCAATTTTTAAAAAGCAATCTCCAATGTACCGAGGAATCACAGGAGGACGTTTACCTTCCTTTTCTGCTTTCTTAATTTTTCTTCTGAATTCTATAATTGCTTCTAGAAATTCTTTGTTATTAACATAGTACTCTGGATCTTTTTTTGCCATACATGTTTTGGTTTGCTTACTTGAAGATAGTATATCCGATAACGATCCCGTTGTCAAGCTTGACAGAACCTCAGAAACTTAGTAGAATAACTCTGTCCAGGGTTGATGAGAGATATAGCTACTTAGCTTCTTTTAAATATATCTTCTAAAGCTTTTTTAGTTTCTTGTATTGATCCTAGATAACCTGTTCTTCCTTTTAACTCATGTAACGGTACTCTTCCAGGTTCTTCATAAGAATCATCTTCTTCGTTAACCATTTTTAAATAGTACCTTTCAATTTTTGGATTTAACTCAGACATAGTTAAAACACTAGACATTGGTAATATAAATGATTTGTCATATGTTGCATATATCCAATCTGTTAAATAAAATCCTTCTATATTAGAACCGTTTTTCTTTTGTTTAATTGGCTCCACTTTCATAGGGTTATCTAAAAAGAGAACATCATCTTCTTCAACATAAGAAACTTTAGAAATAATTTCTTCGCCAGTAATTAATTTTATTGTTGAATAAAATTCTTCTTCCATATTAATTT